AGATCATGAGTTAAATCTGGGAATTGCTTTACCAGTTCATTGATTGGTATTTCTTTAACCTCACCAACATAGTAAATATCTTCAAAATATGGAGAATCAGTATACGAGTAGACAATATTAGCTGGGTCAACATAGTCTATCTTAACACCTTCGCTAGGGTTAAAGGTTGTTTTTACCGCTCCAATACCTAAAACAGCTAAATCATAATAAAACTGCTTTTTTGTTAGTTCGTATCTATTGCCCTCTAGCAATACATTAATAGCTTGCTCTTCCGCAACCTCTACCGCTTGCTTATATGTAAGCTGCATGTGTAAATCTAATTCTTGTTCTGATGCTGGTATTTGAGATTTGTCATTTTCATTAAGAGTTATTCCTAATGTTTCTTCAACTAATTCATTTAAACTCTTTGTTTGGTAATCACCAAGTAGTGATTCCATGTACTCAGTCCTTTTACTTACGCCATGTGGATCTTGGGAATAAGCTTTAACGTCATACATTCTTTCTGCTATACCATTTACAACTATATCTACAAATTTAGGAATAATTGGAACAGGCTTCCAATCTAAATTTAAATAGGACAAATCACCATTAATTGATAACTCATCCTTATATTTTTGTACAGATTGCTCGCCTCTAGCATACAATCTTAAATTATGAAAATTATTGAGTGCGTTTAAGTATCTATTATTATAAGTACCATTAGCAAACCATTCGCCAGCAATAGCTTTACCAACCTCTAAACCATATTCTCCAGTCATCTTTTCTAGATCACTTACAACTTGACTTGGAAAACTACCTGTATAACCCGCTTTTAACATATTTATTGTTTAATTATTTTAGACATATTACCAGTATTCGTATACTTAGCTATGTTTATATTTAATTTTTGTCTTTCAATTTTTGCATTTGGCGCATATAAATGTCTATTACAAGCCATTATAGCTAAACCAGAACTTATCGCAGCGTCAAATTTAGTTCTTTTATTTATATCAAATCTAGCCCAATCATTTAAAGTGTTATTAAAATACATTGTGCCATAATTACCATTAGTTTGTAAACCAACCTTATCTTGTATATACATTTCTATTGCCGCCGCGTGAGCTTGTTTTATATCTTCACTAGAATTCGGTATACCACCAACCTCTTTTTCAGCATTAGATAATTTATTCCAAGTTTTATCTGGTCTATTCATTGAGTAACCCCTGTAACCTCTTCTTCTTAAATAATAAAGAAGTCTTGGTTTGTTATTTTCTGCTAATAATGGCATTCCATAAAATACTAAAGCCATTAATACGTCTTCAAAAAATATCTCAGCGGTTTGCGGTCTAGCTATATATTCTAAGAAAAAAGAACTAGAAGGTGCTTCTTCCATTGAAAATTTAGTTAAACCGTGCAAAGCCCCATTAGATCCTCTTCCGTCTACTGTTCCTGATATATCATAACTATCACAACCAAAAGCGCCTACGTGTTCGTTGCCTGGATATCTAATACCATTTTTTAATATAACTTTATTTTGCAAGTGCATTGGTGGTACCCAACTTATATTAAACCTACCCTTGGGATCTGGATAAAATATTACTTGAGAATCTTTAATACCATTCACCCACTGAAAATTACCTTTAGATATAACAGCACTATTACCTATGCCATCGTTATAATCTATCTGCTCGTATATTTTAACAAGATTAAAAATAGAGTTTTTAGTCTCGTCTCTAAACGCATGTTCTTCTGTTCTAGGAAATTGGCGATAAAACTCGTTTAAAGCATCTTGATCATCTCTTAAGCCATCAACTTCATTTTGCCAACTGTCTATTACACCTATATCTATTAATTCACCGTCTGGGGCAAGCACATCTGCGTCAGGAGTAGTGAATACTGGAACTCCGTACTCATCAATAAATCCCTCGTAGTTCCACTCCATTGGGATAAACAAAGAGTATAAACCAGACTTTGTCTGACCATTTCTATTTCGCTTAGTGACATCTGATGCATTGTATAATTTTTTAAAGTTATCACCTCCTTTATCTAAAGCATTTGAAGTACTACCCATCATACACTTACCAACTATTCTACTACCTAATCTTAAACAAGTTTTTGTAACTCGCCAATTATTTAGTATATTATCAGGTCTCTCCCATTTACCGCTCTCATCATGTACAAGTAAATTAAGTTTTTCACCATCATAACTATTGTCTCCTGTATTTTTCCAATCAATAGTTGTGTCTAATCCTTGTATATCTTCAAGCTGTTCGTTTGACGTAATTTTCTTTCTCGTAAACTTGCTAGCAGGAACTCTGTAGGCCAATTCGGATTTTGGACGATCCATCCCATCTTGGATAGGTTTAAAAAAGAAAGGATAATTAATCGATATAGGAACGACTTTATCAGTAAACATTTTTTTAGCATCAGCACCTGTTTTAGATAGTATACCATATCTACTATCACTTGAAATAGTAGCTAAATTAACTGTTTCGGCAGAACTCATAAAAGAAAATCCAGAACGTCTGTTTTTAAGATAACACATTCCGTAGCATCTTTTGTCTGCCTTGCAGGCTTCCCAGAATATATAAAACAATCTATTTGCTTCTCTAAAATCTGGCGCACCAACATCAATTTTACTCCACTGCAAATACATGTAGTGCGTTCCCACTATATAAGTTGGTTTACCATTATTCATAAACCAAAAACCTTCTTCTCTTCTTCTAAATTCTTCGTCGATATAATCGAACCATTGTTCTTTGTTTTCCTCAGGATAACTTCTCCAGTCAAATATATTTTTTATCCTACTTAATTCTTTAGGATACTCTTGTTTTACCCATTTGTTTTTGGGGTGCAGATACACTTCTTTCGGTTCACGCGGCAGCCCAATTCGCAAATTTTGAATCTCCAATATTTGTCCAATTTGGCCAGTTTTTGAGATAACCACGATGTCATGTTCTTTATCATATCCATATTTCCATTTTTTAGATTTATTAAGACGACTAATAGTTGTCTTTTTAATAGGTTCAATTATTTTAACTAAACTTTGCTCGTACATTATTTAGATCTTCCTTCTGCGAATCCTTTAAAGACTGTTTCTTTTCTCTCTTCAGGTGCTTTTCCCTCCAAAAGGTTTTCTTCTTCTTGAATTCTGTTAAGTATTTCGAATGCGTCAAATATAGCTAATTTTTTAGTAGCTGCAGCGTTCTTCAATCTATCTGCTGATATATCATCGTCTGAATCTACAATAGGTTCTTTTGCAACTTTAATTAATTCATCTACCGCTTTCCGCCCAGCTTGGATTATATTCTTCTTCGTCTCCTTGATATTCATATTTAATTGTAATAAAATTAGATAAAACTCTATATAGTCTTTCGCTATCTACTATAAACTCGTATTCGCTATTTGGTCTAAAACCAATTAGCTCTCCAACTCCAGCGGTACCGTCGGAATATTTAACTATTCCTTGTAAAGGTTTTTCTGATTCAATATTAAATTGATCTATAGCTTTTAAAGGTTTTACAAAACAATAACCTTTTGGAGCCATCCATTTTTTATCTCTTTTATATAAAAAGATTTGATCATGATTTATAAAATAAGTATCTTCATTAAAGAAGCTTCTACTATTTTTTTCGACACCTTTTATATTGTGCCATCTACGAAAAACATTGTGATGCACAACAATTGTATCCCCTGGTTTTATGTCTGTATCACCAATGATTGGAGTTGATATAACTATTGCTTCTCTATTTACATATTGGTGATTAAATATTTCAGTATTAAGTATTAATTCTGAATCTCCAATTTTTTTCTTATTATTATATCTTTCCCCTTTTGGCTTTACAACAAAGTTGTAAACGCTTTTCATTAGTACTCTAGATTGTACTCTACAGATACCGCCATATTCTTATTAAAGTCTTTCCAAGGTAACACATCTTTATTTTTTTTGATATAAACCGAATACTTATCTTCTTCCTCTATTATATCTGAAATAGTATGTCCACCATAAACTTCTTGACCAACAGCATAGTGCATTGCGTCATTTTTGTAGTCTTTACCTACACTAATCTTCCTTATTAACTTCGCCATTTTTTGGATAATTTATAGAACCATCTTGAATATTAATATCATCAGTACCGTACTCATCCTTAAGCGTAGATTGTAATAATGTTAATTTATCTTGTTTTCCAGCTAAATCGTGTAAATAGTTATGCTGTGTAGATGTTATTCTACCTAATTCTAAGTATATTTTATTTATTTCACTAACAGCTCCTTGTATTTCTGTTAAATGATTTTCACTTACTTTTTCAGGTTTAATACCTTTAAGTTCTTTGATTTTTTTTGTTGTATTTTTTGCCATTTTATTTAATTTAATTTAATTTGTTTTTTTATCTTTCAAACCCAAATATACAGGTTACAGGTGTTGCGTTTACAAATTCATCTTCATCAGCTATATTTGTACCACCAGCTATTGCAGCGTTTAATGTTATGTTCGTTGCTGTCATAGAGGCAATAGTACCTATAGCCGTATCAACATCGTGTATATATACTGTATCTCCAACGTTAAACGCTTTTCTTGGGTCTACTGTTTTTGTTGTTAAACTTGTAGCAGAATCACTTGACTCAGCGCCATCTTTTAGAACGCCCGTTGAAAAGTCAATTGCCCCACCACAAAACGCCGCTACGTATATAGTATCATACCCAACGTTATCTCCACTATCAACTTCACCTGCTAATATAAGTGGAAGCGTGCCACCATTTGCACCTCCATAATTAGAAGTAAAATAATCTCCAAATTCTCCACCTACTGTAGCTGAGGACGTTCCCTCTACTTTTGCAAAACCAATAAAGTGCAATGGTAGTTCGAAACATGCTGTTTGAGGACCGTTTTCTTCTCCAAGTGTTGTTGGTGCTACGCCATCAACTGTTTTAGCAAATACAAACTCTATATCAGAATTTACTTGAACACCACCATCTTGCCCCATTATATAACCTGATATACTAACTAATTTATTAGTTCCTTTTAAAACTTGTATTGGTTGCCAATCAAAAAGAATATCTCCAGATTGGAATGGAGCGTCAGAACCGTTGCTCGCTATTACCTTTGATACGTCTCCATCAATTATATCTGGTTTTATTCTTACTGTATAATTTGTTGCCATATTTTTATTTTTTTACTTTTTCAAATGATCGACCACCAAAATAAGCACCGATCACGGTTATTAATACTAATTGTAATAAATCTACCCATGTATCTTTAACGTCAAACTTTATAGCTCCAGCGTCTATAAATATTAATAACATTGTACATACTATTAAGAATATTAAAACCATAGGTCTAACATTCTTACTAAGCCATGAGTCTGACTTTAAATCTACTTGCCAACGGGCAGTGATGTTTTTCTCCATCTCTATCTCGTAACTAGCAATCAATTCTTTTACTTTTTGTTCTGCGGCGAGCTTTTCTTCTTTAGAAGTATGTAGATTATCTATAACTCCACCTACACCTTTTACTAATTCTGCGGCTCCACCGCTAAATAATTTATCTAACATATTTTATTTTTTACAAATTTTTGGATTAGTAGGTGAGCCACCACACTTTCTACCATAGACATCTGGATCGTTAGTTTGCTTACCTTTTTCATCTGAACCTGGTTTGTTTTGGTATTTTAGATATTCATCTCTTGATACTGCTTTATCGTTTATCTTATACCAATATTCTGTTTGGAAAAACGGAGTGGCAACGCCACCCACAAATTTAAATAGCCCCATATTATAAATCGTCTATTTGTCCAGTGTGTAGTTTGCCATCACTAGTCATAAAGTATTTTTTACCTTTAGGATCGGCTACATAATGACCTTTTTTACCGCTTTTAGTCGTGTATGCCTTGCCTTTTTTCCAGCCTTTACTTTCGTCAAAAACAGGGGCTGTTTGCAAAAACGGGGTGGTTACTCCACCTGTTACTTTAAACCAACCCATTATCTATATCCTCCTGGAACATCTTCTTGAGGTGTGCCTTCTAATAACTTGGACTTGGGCATTTCCTTTTCTCGCATTTCCTTTTCTCGCTGCATTTGCTCTTCTGTTTTTACTTCTTCTAATTCTCTCTCTCCAGTTATAATAACATCACCATCTACAACTTCGAAAGTATAATCGTTATCCATAACAAAACCATCTTGTATTTCTAATATACCATCTGGATCTTTTACTTCAGCGCCATCTGGAACACCAGCAACTCCATACTCATCAGTCATTACCATTGTGCCATCTTCTTCTATTACTATTTCTTGTCCAGCAATATGCTCCGCTTTTTCCCCTTCACTTTCTTTTTCTACTGGAGCTTCTTCAACAGGTCCAGCAGGAGCCTCACCTCCCATTTCACCCATCATGCCCATCATCTCTTCCATACCACCCATATCTTCTTCCATTTGTCTTAATGCTGATGGTGAGTGCATTTTCATAGGGCCCATAGAGCTGTTATAGTATAAACCACTATCATCTACTGGTTTATTTTTAGCTCTACCTAATTTTAGTACTGATTTCATTGGACCTTTCATTTTTAAAGGTCTGTTCATTTTGAATGCCATAGTTATTTATTTATTATTTGTTTACTATTTTGGTTGATCATACCAAATTGTATCTCCTTCTTTGTAACCTCCAACATCATACAAAAGTTTAGCATATTCTTCACCACGTCGGTTTTTAAACACCTGACTAAGATCTTCTTCAGCAATACCTTTAACTAGATTGCCGTGATAGTCATAAAGAGTTGTTTCGTACGTGTAATACTTATCGCCATCATCTTCGACTGAGGTTTGAACCTTTACGTTTGGATTAACTTTTTGTTTAAATCCAGAAAATCCTTTCATTTTGAATGCCATATTATGCGTTTTTTATTTTATTACTAGCTTTGTATGCTCTTTGCTCATGCGGTAAGTCATCATCTCCTTCTTCGTAAACCTCTCCGGTTTCATCATCTATTAAATTACCGTTTTCTCTTGTATATGTTTTATTTGCTATTTTATCTTCTACACTATCATCATCATATGATAAATCACCATTGTTCATTTCTTCTTGATGATGCACTTCGTGTGTAATAACTTCTTTTTCTTTTTTACTACCCTTAGGTATACTTACATCTATATTGATAGTTTTACCATTTTCGGCTTCTCCAAGTATGCCTTCGTCTAAATCTTTACGTACTATTTTGTAACCTCCTTCATGTAAGAAGTCGTGATCTTCTCCTTTAAAAGGAAAAGTTGCTGCAGTACGTTTCATTTTGAATGCCATAGTACTTAATCTTTAGTTTTTTATCTTTATAATTTATACAGACTTTTTTCCTCAACCTCTTGTATACTCTCTCATGGTTTTTCCAGTTTCTTTATGTGTCCAAATACCGTCTACTTTGTGCCAGTCATCTGGGTTCTTTTTTATAATATTACTACTTGTTGTTTTTCGTCTTCTATGCTCCTCTTGCCTTAATTCTTTGTCTTCAATTTCACCAAGATCTAAAGTACCTACATGTACTCCAGTTTTTTCATAGTACTCTTGTGATCGATCTGAGTGTAGTGGAGATACTCCAATGCTAAAGTTTCTTTGCATCGGACTTCCTTTCATCTTAAATGCCATAGTTTATTTATTTTTTTTGTTTTCTAAAATGCTCCTCAACAGGGTATGCAGTGAACAATCTTCTAATTTTTTTTACCCAATCAGTTTTCTTTTTTTTTTGGTGAAAAGCTGATGTTCCTTCTATTGTCCCTGTTTTGTGCGGGGATCCTTTCATTTTAAACGCCATATTATCTATCTTTATCTTTAATCATATCATCTATAGCTTTATTGTAAACTTTATCTGTATATGATTTGTTATTATAAAATACACTTCTTTCTGATGTAGGAAGATCTTCCTCACCTAATAGGATACGATATATCCTACTAATCATTTGAGAGCATTTCCACGAGGTTTTAAATACAGAGTACATGATAGTTGTTC